TATTGTTACTCTTATCTTCATTTGAATAACCTCTGTTGCATTAAGAAGAACCTAACAATCTCTTTTATTCTATTCATATCTTTAACTCTTAACTTCATAACACCTTTCCCCATACATCTTGTTGCACTTTAGAACTACAATTTGCCATGCCACTATTCTTTACTTCTTCTTTTGTTAGTTTTTCGTTTTGATACCAATCTATGATATCTTCTTCAATGTCATTTGCTATTACATACTCGTCAACAGCATCTCCAACATCTTCATCTTCTGCTACTATTAGATTAAACCCTCCAAATGAAATATAATACTCATTGTATTTCATTACCATGCCTCACCATTCTGATCAAACTCATCATACATCATGACTGTTCCTTCCTCTGATTGATATGATCGTTGATGATAAGGACAGATGTCATTCTGTCCACCAAATGAGGTAGGTATCACATAACCTTGACACATATTACAATACAATGTGCTACTACCATGTGGTTGTTGTGATACTCTCCTGTTTGGATTAATATCATTAACATCATCATACATATCACTACCTGTCTTACCACAATCACTACACTTCCATTCCATATCACTATCGCCACCCCATAACTCATGCAATTTCTTTACTGTTATCCATTCATCATTATAATATACTTCAGGGTGTCCATCTTTATTATATCTTCTCTTTTCATCATCAAAATCTATGTCTTGTCTTGCTTGACACATAGCCTCAAAGTTAGGGTGAGTACATTTTTTCATAATCCACTCTCATGAGGAGCTTCACTTGGAATGCCTGTATCTGGATCAATAACTCCTATTTTTCCTTTATAATATTCTGGATAATTCTTTTCTAACACTTTAATGAGTCTTTCAATCTTATACTGAATAACTTTTTTTGCAGCAGTATCAACGGTAAAAACAAGATTAGATAATTGTCCTAATACCTTGTACATATCTTTTTGCAAGTGATTACATTCTTGGTACCAATCCACGAAGTTACCGTCACTAAATCGTATCATCTTATCATCTTTCATTTATATCCTCACCTTAACAACACCGTTCTTTATCTTTAACTCACCATTCTTGTATCTTCTTATCAACTCTAGCCTTACCTTGAGTGGCAGGTAATCGAGTGGGTTATCTTTCTTTTGTTGCATTTCTTCCTTGAATGTTATTGGTTTTAAACCCCAAGCATTATTCCTCTTTATAATTCTACCTACTCTCTTTCTATACTTATCTCTATCTTCATACGCTTTCTTAGTGCCGTCATCATACCCTACATATCTAGGCATGTTAGTGTTAAGACCAATGGTTTCCCTATCAATAACGTTATTATCCTTATCAATTAGGAACACATTTGGGTTTAATTTATGAGTAATGGTACATTTATAGCAACATATACCCTTAATCACAGCATGTGTAGCACTAATAACCTTAACAATACGAACAAATTCCTCTACCATACGTGAACATATCACACATTCGATTGATATATTGGTAGGTTTTTCCTCTGTTTGTTTCATGCTAGGCATGGATTTATCTACCATTTCGTTACCATACATATCATATAGTTTGTTTTTTTCTTTCATATTAATACACTTTTTCTACTACTACTATTACCCTTTATAAAAAAGAAGGGGGGATAGGATTTAGACTGGCACATGGTTCTTAAGCACCTGTGCTGTCTGTAGCTAGTGGGAATAGCTCCTTTAAGCCGTCTATCTGACTAGATATATCATATGACGAGTGTTTCTGTGAAACACCAACCATTACATAGACCTTACCAAATATCTGCACTTTATTTGCACCTACCCCATGAGGTAGGTTCAAATGCCATGTGAGCATTGGACGACCTGAGGATTTGCTACATGTGATGTTTAAACCACTAGCATCCTTTATTGCGTCAACAAAACCATCGAATAAGGTCTTTCTACCCTGACCTTTGACGAGGTTTTCCAACGTTTCTTCGGTAAGGACTAGTTCCCTACCTTTGAAGGTGATTGCCACACCATCTTGTGAAGCGTCACCATCTGAATTTTTTGAAAAACTCATTGCCTCAACTTTATGTCTTCCCTAATATAAATCAAACCGAGATCGCATTTGATCGCCCTTTTTGATCGCCTTTTGATCGCCCTTCTGATCGCATTTGATCGCCCTTATTTCCACTAGCTTTAAATAGTCCGTTTCTGTCGTGTAAGGTCATATGGAAAATTTTGAAATTTTAATCATCACCAGGAATACAATAGATACAAACCTAATATAAACCTAGACCGGAAAAAATTACCTTTTGCCACCAAAGTAGGGGGCAGCAAGTCCCAAATCAACTAATTTCTGGTTCAGACAGATATCATTCTTATATAAGTCAACAAGGGGGCGACCAAACTTGCCAAAGCCATGAACCCTAATAATAACCTTACCATCAGCGACAAAACCTATCACGAACTCCTTAGATTTGAGACCGGAGGCTTTTTCAACCAGGTCCCTGGTGCGAGTTTCGGGGGTATCAACACCAATGAGTCTAACTCTTTCACTCAGAGTTATATGAAAACCTAGGTCAATATCAAGATCCAGCGTGTCCCCGTCAACTACTCTTCTTACCTTTGCCTTGAATTTCATCTTTTTTCACGATTTGATCATGTAACTCACCCATATGCTTGCCACAAATACGACAAATAACGTACTTATAGACACCTGAAGTAACAATATAAAACGTAGGATGTGCACATGAATCCTTAACGTTTAAAAATTTCCCGTTTTCGCCTAACTGTACTTTCATTTAGATACTACACCCCCTCATGTGATTTTTCATGGTCTGATATTTCTTTTAATATTTTAACAGATACATGCATCATGGGTTCATTCTCCTTAATCCACCCACAGGTTTTACACTTGAATTTCATTTCTTCCCGGACCTCTTATGAAAATTAGAGCAGCATTCACACTTATCACATTCTACCTGAGAATGATGTCCACATATACCACACTCACACCCCATATCAAATAAAGTTTTTTGATTCTTATCCTTAAAATAAGGTAAACTCATATTCCTTCCCTTAATGTTGTTTCTGCATACTCGTTTTTGTCGTATTTGGAATCATTTGTTTTGTTTTTGTTAGTATAGTCCAGATAAGCCCAAAGTGCCACCATAAGTATCCCAGGAATTATTCCAATCCCTGTGCAGCACATAAATAACCCGATATACAGCCACCATTTAGTGTTTTCCATGTTTCTTGTTATGCTTGATTACTATATATAAATGTTCCATATCTCCGTCATATCTCCATTTGCACTTCTTACACTGAAACGTCACTTTGCTCAATTTTTAATTCTTTTTTTAATCTCTTCTTTTTCGTGATACAACTCTACCATATGTTCCACACACCTTTCTAGAGTCGCATTTATTTCGTTTAAGCGTTTCTTGTCTTCTGACACACACATTGTTTGCGTCATATCTTATATAAGTCTTCCTTTTCAGGATCTCGGCTTCGCTTCGCTCAGCCACTAATGCCATTTTCTCATCATCCGTTTACGGAAGTAGTCAATGATTCGTGACTTGAGATTACGGTTGCCGTAGAATTTTTGGATGCGTTCAACGTCATGGTTATGAAGCACCACTCTGCCGTTATAATACGGATACATAATACAGTCTTTGTGCTGTTGGCAATGTTTTAAACCAATAGCGTGACCACACTCATGTAGCAGGGTATGAATTATGTTATAAGTTCTAAGTTTGGTTTTTGTGTGAGGAGGATATTTATCAGGATAAATTTTATGTGCGTTTACCGGTTTTCCGTTTGTCGACCATAAGACAGAATCGTTGAACGTAATGTCACCACCTATCTGTGTGCCATTTGGAAAGTAGGCATATGCCAAAGTACTAGGTCTTTCCTTGAACATTTTATCATCATCTTTCTTTAAAAATCTCATTTCAATATCAGCTCTTATGCCTTTATCTCTTATCCTCTTAAATCTAATATCATTCGTCCTGAATCCCCACTGTCTTAATGCTATTGCCAGTGCAGTATCTTCAAAGGTATTTTCCGGAAAATTAACAGATGTGTTAACTACCTTATATGTTACAAAACCCCAGTCCTTAGCAATACCATTTCTGTCAACGTGTTTTTTAGGATCCCATTTATGTTTCCACTCGTCTATTTCTGCATAAGAGAAATCCAAATTAATATTAGACTCAAAATCAACTTCATTGGAATCAATTATACAAAAATTGTCCATTTCAGCACACTATTTTCATTTTATCACACCAATCGTAGTACGCATTGGTAGATGTTTCTTGTGTTATTGATGGTATGTATGGTGTGTCAATCAGTTCAAGTTGTGCTATTCCAATGAATCCACATACTGTAAACAGAATTATAAACGTGATTATAATGCCAAATTTTTCATAATTCATCCCGACCACCCAAAGTTTGTTATTACTTTCGGAAAATATTGCTCATTACAGATTCTTGTAGATGATGTAATCGGCTCTACACAATTAGTTTCCATTGATGACTCTACACCTACCATATATATAAAAATTACTAGTATCATTATGCCTACCAGAATCATTACAGGATAATGCATATATTTTTCAGGAATCATCGTCCTCATCCCTAATACCAAGTTGTTTTTCTTCCTTTATCTTATCTTCTGCCAGAAAATTCAATTTGTAAAACACTTTTTTTGTCTTTGTAGGCATCTCTCTAAGATCCTTGCCTTTTTTACCAAATGCGAGTATGAACCAATCCATAATCTCATCATAATCTTCTATTTCTAATTCTACCATACATCTTGTCAATGTTTATATACTTAAAGTTTAAACCCAGCTAGATCGTCACTCTAGTCCTCTCTTTCGAGTATGCAGACTCACACTACTGGGCTGATTATAATACGAAAAGGTTTATATTAAATATAACTTTATGTACATGATTGAAAAAGGATTCCAGAAAGAAATCTCTCATAGAGTCAGCATTTGACATCACTCTTGGGTTTCTAATTTATTTACCAATCAACATATTCATTCTTCCTTATTTTACAAGTGGGATAGAAGAATATAGTTTAGCCACAGCATTGACCATATCATCAATCTATACTTCTATAGCAGTAGTAAGAAAATATATGATTAGGCGGTTATTTGTGAATGAAAGTATGACAAAATCATTACAAATCCTGACAAAGTTTATTAAGCAGGTAAATTAACCTAAAACATGGGTAGATGGGATCAATTAAAGGGTTTTATAACTGGTAGAGGAACGATAGACAAAGCTTTTACCGATACTACGACAAGACCAAGCATTGCACAGCCATATATGGCTACTGATACAGGTGCAAAGTTACCAATTTTTCCATTTCCACTGATAATGATATACGAATTGGCAGATAATATCGATGCATTGAGAATTCCTATTGAGACATTAAATCGTGAAATATTCAAAAATGGCTTCGAAATTGTCGAAAAATGGAAGTTTAAATGCTCAGATTGTGGAAAAGAGTTCCAATATGAGCCACTTGTAGACAACCTCCCAGATGAGCAACCTTTCCAATCTAACGAAGATAATCAGGACAACTCATTGCCAAAAACGAAGCGAAGAACCACAAATAAAGCGAATAAAAAAGCACTTGTAGACGATGTGATGTGTGATAGTTGTGGAAGTATAAAACTATTAAGACCAATACCACAGAATAGAAAGATACTTGAGGGTTTGTTAAACGAATCAATAAATTCAAACGAACAAACCTTAGAAGACGTAGCAAGACAACTTGAAAGAGATTTAGACGTTGCAGACAATGCATATCTATTGGTGTTAAAGAATTATTGGGTAGATGATAATACAGGTTTAATCTCAGAAAAGAAAACAGAGATAAAAGAAATGTTAAGAATTGATCCTCCACAAGTTGCAATGATAGCAGACAGTGATGGAAGAATAGGATATGATGATAAAAGAAATGAAATATTTGTTTGCCCTAGATTTGAACATAGGGATAAACGACTTACATCAAATACATGTGATCAGTGTGGAGCTCAGGCATTAAAGGCAATAATGGAAGTGAACTCTGTTTATTCTATAGGTATTCCACAACCAAAAAGAGTTATTTATGGAGAGGGAGAAGTTATTTGGAAAGCAGGTAAGTATAAGCCAGGATTAATTTATGGTTATTCACCGATATATTCCGTCTGGTCAAAGGCAATGTCCTTGACACATATGGATGAATACATTAGAAAATATTTTGATAAGATGAGACCCCCAAGGGGTATGTTAGTAATTGCCTCGCGTAATTACGAAACATTCAGAAAATCTTGGGATATGCTGGAGCAGAAAGCTACAGAAGATCCATATATGATACACCCACTTTTGGTTGAAAGTGAAAAGGGTGGAAAGAATATGGCACAATGGATTGACTTTACTGGTTCACTTAAAGAATTAGAGTTTATGGCACTTCGTAAGGAGTTAAGACAGATAATTGGAGCAATTTACGGTGTTTTACCACTTTATTATGGAGAAATGCCTAGTGGATGGTCACAAGAGGGCTTACAAGTTACGATTACAAACAGGGCAGTAACATGGGGTCAGGACATACTTCGTAAGTCATTTTACACTAAAATAGCAAGTTTGTTAGGTGTAGACGACTGGGAAATACGATTAAAGGCTGGAGAAGAGACAGACAAGTTAAGAGAACTACAAACACAGTCAACCGAAATACAAAATATGGCAACAATGCAAGGAATGGGATTTGAAGTAAAGAGAACACATACAGGGGAGTTCAAGGTATCAAAAGATCCTATAATAAACCCAATGATGATGGCACAGGAAGCAGAAGTAGAAAAACCACAGAAGAAAGGAAGAGGTAATGCAATGGGTCAGAAGAAAGAGAATAAACAAAGTTTTCAAGGAGAGCCAAAGAGGGGAAGACCATCTGATCCCGGAGGGACAAACCAGGGAGCACCTGCAAGTGGTACAGGTACAACAATGAGTAAGAAGACTTATCTTAAAGGTATAACACCTGATAATTTTGAAGTTGTTAAGAACATATTACAAACATCAGTTGACTTTGGATGGAAGAAAACAAAGACGGTTAATGAATTACGCAAGTCGGCACATATGACAGTCAGAGATGCAAGAGAAGTATTTGATAACGAATTAGGCTCAACAAGGAGGTGGGAGAATGGAGAAGAAGAAAATTAAGAAAAAACCAAGCAAGGAAATTACAAAGGCTACTGTAAAAGTAAAACTCGGAGAAGTGAATGTATACAAGGCAAAAGAGGTAAACATACCAAACGTGTATCACCCAAACTATAAACTTATTGACGATACAATAGAAGATATAAGGAAGATGAGTAGAAAAGTATCTACTAATGACTATGCTACCAACAATGTTTATCTGTTATTACAGGATTGTTTAAAGAAAATAACACTTGCTGAGAAGTAATGGCAACCAAACTCAATATAAATTCCGGTTCGTATATCGGGCAAAAACTGTGGGAATTACACCAAAAACACGAACAAACGGCAGTAAATAACTACAAGGAAGGTATATGTTTCATGTGTTTCTCCAAGGATGCAGTGTCGGCAACACTCATAGATATATGTGGTGACTGTGCTGGAAAGAAAGGAAGAGAGGCATTATTAGTGCCAGTAGGCGAGAAATACTATGGAATGTGCTATGATTGTGGACAATATAGGTTTCATATAGAGAATATAAACGCCAGATTTTGTAGAATTTGTTATCAAAGAATAATGAAGAGAATAAGAGAAGATCATCATGGTCGGGAAGACCCATTTTGGAAAAGCATGAGAAAGAAGCATGGTAAGGACTTTGCCTTTACTATGAATGATTCAACAACCTCATTCAGAAGATAATTTAAATATAAAGAAGATACAATAAATGCATGGTAGAAGAAATATTTTCCAACTTTGGCTATGAAGTTATACTTATAGTCATAGGTATATTTTTGTCTGGTCTAGCAGCAAGTTTTATAAGCCGATTTAAAAAGAGGCAGGATTGTCTAGAACTAATACAAAAAAATGTGGAAGAATTGAACAAAAGGTCTTATCGTATAGAAAAGACCATTATTATTCTTGCAAAATTACAAGAGGATACCATATCAAAAACTCATCCTGAACTCAAGACCGAATGGGAAGAAATTGTAAAGGAGTTATTAGACACAAAGTTACAATATAAAAAACTTACTAATCTTGGTCATTAAGTTTTCTTCGAGGTATATCATTAACATCTCCTTTCCAATCATGATACTTAGCCAAGTCTGGTGGAAGCATTAAGAATTCTAACAGTTTTTCAATGTTTGAAAGTTTTTGATTTGTCTCTCTTAGGAGTTCTTCAACATCCCCAAGGATAAAATCAATTTTGAATACCATTTTTTACCTGTAAGATGAAGTTTAACCTGTCTCTTGAAATATCGTAAAAACTCTGCAAGTTATCTATTTCTTTTTTATTTTTTGGTTTATCACCGTAAAAACGGTCTACTCTTATCTCTAATTCTGCTTTTCTGAGTTTCTTTGGAATAAACTCTATATTGCCACTTTTTGGATTATATTTTATTTCTTTTTTCTTTATTACCAGTTCATCCCCCTCTTTATACTCATATGTAGTACCATTGACAAAATGAACAATACTTCTTCCCAACTGTGGTCGTTCCTTATGTTTTGTTATTTTTGTAACAACCCATAGTTTCTTATTAGGTTTTAGAAAAATATCAATAATAGGTGCAGAAAACATGACTTCTTTATCTAATCTCTTATATTGTGTAAGATATTGATCATTGTTTTCATAAACATAAATAGATGTCCCCATAATTACTCAACACAATCCTTATTAATATAAATGTTTCTTTCAACAATATGGGTAAAAAGTGTAAATGTGGAAAAAAACGTTACGGGTATGGTGATGGTATTCATGAGATTTGGATATGTTATAACTGTGGTAAGTTTGTAGGAAAAGCAGGTGGAGATTTTTTATTTACTATGTTTGTACAAGAAAACCCTAATATCATAATGGGAATGATTAACGAAAAAATACTAAAACCAATAAATGACAAAAATGGTAGATATATTAATTAATGAGATCAGACGTTTAGAAGAAAAAATAGACAAAAATAACAAATCCTTAAATAGCAGATATCTGTGTGGGTGAATATGGAAGCATTGATACTTGTCGCTATTGCATCAGCAATAGGAGCAGGTCTGAACACACTAAGAGGCTGGTTACATTCTGAAGGAGAAGCTTACTCTGTAAGACGACTAGCAGGATCACTGATTGTCGCTACTTTTGCTGCTCTGGCTATCGCACAAGTCCAAATTGTTGACGGTTTAACTGATGCAGGAATTGTATTAGTTGGTCTGACAGTTGGATTTACTGCTGATTATGTAGTGACTAAAGCAAAGAAAGAGTCTAGCGAATAAGGATAGACAAGTGTTGTGTGTATTTTTTCCCAACACACTCACTAAATACTTATAAATTAGAGTTAATCTAAGATTTATATGGGAGAAGCAGTATTCTTCAGAAACCTTACCACGAAAGGATTGACAGCAGTTAATAGTGGAGAAAGGTATTTTGAGGGTTATCTTACAGTACAGGTAAAGGACAAGCAGGGAGAAGTCACAATAGTAGATGAATTGATGAAAGTGTTACCTGTTTGGATAGACAGGGGAGCTCCAATATCCGACACTCATAGTAACAGAATAATAGGAAAAGGAATAAACTATTCAAAAGTGGAATACAGAGATAAGGATGGAGAAGTATATCCTGCAATAAAGGTTACAGGTAAGATACATAAGAATTATGAATTAGACAATGATATTTGGCAAAAAATCAAATCAGGTGAATATAAGGGATTAAGTTTCGGTGGAGCAACAAAATCAGATAGAGAACCAATGAGAATGAAAGACGGTTCCATAGCATATAGTTTAAAGGATTTAGAACATTATGAGGTCGCAGTATGCAGAGATCCAGCAGTACCACTTGCACTTATTACAGAATATAACACATTAGCGAAAGCAGCAGTAGATGGAGTTGATTTAGGAGATGGTAGAATGTTGATTAAATGTGATAAGTTTGGTTGCTTTGTTGATAAGAATAACAAGGAAGCAGGGCTTAAAGCACCAGAAGCGAGAAACGAAGCATTGGTTTATGACGATAAGACACATGATCAACCAAGTGAAACACCATTAGAAAACCAAGCAAAAATACAAAAGGTTTCAGATGAAATGGCTGGAACTTTACTAGATGAAGATAGAGCAGTTCAATCAGGTAAGGTAAGACCACCAACACCAAAACACTTAGTAAATCCAAAGGATAAAGGAGAAGATTGTGAAGACGGAAGTTGTGATAAGAAAGACGGATTTCCAGCTATGACATATCAAGAACATGAGTTTGATACTGAGGGCGTTTGCACAAATTGTGGTAAAAAGTATAAGAAAGGTGTGGTAGAGGGATTTCACCCACCAAAAGATTCAAAGAAAGCAGGACATGACAAGCCAGAAAAATGTGAGTTTTGTGGTGCAGCACAAAGAGATGCAACAATCATGGTAAAGAATCCAAAAGACCCCACTGCATCTGGGTTTGACAAGCAAAGAATGGATCAGTTTGAAACACATCGATCTCACCATACCAAGAAAGGACAAGATTGGTCAAACGCAGACGGAGATAGACATGGTATGTATAACCAAGACACAGACGAGGGTGGTATGGGTAAAAAACATACAGGACCAAAAGGATGTAAGTGTGGAGATCCAAAGTGTAAAGATCCTAAATGTAAGAAAAAACCTAAGAGAGAAGTTGGAACAGGTCATGGAGCAGAACAGAATGATGCAGGAGAAGTCGGCTGGTCAGGTAGTGGTTCACCATATCCTAAGAAGAAGAAAGCAATAATAACAAACATATTATCACGATTAAAATCATTAAATTTCATGTTAAAAGGTTATAGTGATGAGTTTAAAGAAGATAAAGAAAATTGGGAACAACAACAAGTGCCAAGTAGACGAAAAAGAAAAAGAAGAGGAAAGGATGCAGCAACCATTACAAACATACTATCACGATTAAAATCATTAGATTTTCTACTAAGAAAAGAACCATTGTTATCTAATTCATGGGAAGCTGTACATATTGATCAAAAAGAACAAGCAGAAAAAAAGAAGAAAAAGAGAAAGAAGAAAGGTGGATTGGGAGGACTTCATGGTGCATTAGACTATCGTGATCTTGATGAAAAACTTGATGCAGCAAAGAAAAAGAAGAAAAAAAAATCATTTTTAATGAGAGTTAAAGACGGAGAATTCGGTGGCATGAATACAGGAGAAGTAGAATGGACAGAACCAAGAGATACTGCTAATAGTAGAATGAAACGTGGTAAAGATGTCGCTTGATTATGAATATCTATTTAATCAGATAGATAAAGCAAAGAAGAAGAAACCAAAGAAAGGTTATATACCCTGGAATAGCCCAGAGTCGAAAAAACTACAAGAGAAATTCTTAAAGGAGCAAAAAGATAGAGAAACATATACACAGGGAACTGGATTTACTACTGCTGATGCAAAGGATAAGCTTGTAAAAGAGAAACCAATAAGTGAAAAACTTACAAGAAGAGCAGGTAGAAAACGTGGTAGAGGAAAATATACAACAAGAACAGAACATGATACTAGAGGTAAGGAGGTAGGTACAACAATTACAGGTACACCTAGAAAAGTAGAGTCAACTGCTGAAATAAGAATACAGGATCTTGATGAAACTGGTACAAAGAAGAGAGTGATTGATAAAAAACCTGTAAGAGGATTAGATAGGAAAGGAACAAAAAGAAATTATGAAAAGGAAAAGCAAAGAAGACAAGATAAAAAAGACGCAAAAGATAAACAAGAACAGCAGTTAAAAGAAGGAATTGATGGAGTTCCTGGATCCCATAGTACACTTTCAGGTTCTACTGCTGATAGTAGGTCAAATCCAAAAGGTAGGGTTGTAAACATTAAGATACCAAAGGCACGGGGAAAGAGACAGTTTCATAGCAAACAACCGGAAACAAAGACAGTAACTAATCTACAACCAAAAGATATAAAACCAGATAAACCAGTATCAAGAAAGACACAACTAAGACGAGAAGAGGGTGCAAGTAGTTCAAAGAAGATTGGAGTTGATTTGGATGAGATGAAAGAAAGGATGCAGACAGCTAATAGAAAATTACAAGAAGAAAGAAATACAGAAAGTGTAACTAGTTATGGAGAATTCAGAAAGCTAGACCAAGAAGGTCACAACGCTAGATATAAGAAATACATTGCAGATAGAAAAGCAGCAGCAGATAAACGAGAAGCAGATAAAAAAGAGAGAGAATCAATAGATCCTAAAACAGGTGAAAAAAAAGGACCTAAAGTAAAACTAACGAAACCAAGAAAAAGTAGAGCGAAACCAGAAAAACCAACAACTACTGATACAACGGAAGAAGTATCAGATGATCCAGAAGATTATGAAGATTCAAATGATGATGATGATTATGAATATGGAAAAGATTATAAAAATCTAGGTAAATCATTTTACAAAGCATGGTTAGAAAAGAAAAGAGATTGGGATGCAGAAGATAAAGAATCCAAAGAGATGAATAGACCAATTAAATGTACTAGTTGTGGTAAAACCAAACCTAGAATATTATATGAAAATCCATTAGGAAGACCTTTTGGAATATGTGATGAGTGTGCATCACCTCCTGCTCCGGGAGAACCAGACCCAAAATGGATTACAGATATGCAGAACGATGATGATACTGATGAAAATCCAAAAACATCAAAGAAATCATTTTACAAAGCATGGTTAGAGAAGAAAGATGATTGGGATAAAGATGAAAAAAAGCCCGATTTGGCTCAGTACGACAGAGGAGGAGGAAAGTTTTGTACAAACTGTGGTAGAAAATCTAAATATCCATTATGGAATCCGAATGATAAAAAATCTGATCCAAGATTTAGTAGAGGAAAAGATGAGGGTCTTTGTGATAATTGTTTTGATGAAAGAATGGATAATTCAGAGGGTAAGGACGAGTTTGATGATAAGACTAGAAAAGAAAATAAATCATTTTACAAATCATGGTTAGAGAAGAAAGAAGAAACTGACTCACAAAAGTTTGAGAGATGGGTAAAGGAACACCCACAACCAGAACACCAAGAAAAAAAACAGACACAGATAGAATTGGCTTTGTTATTACGACAGATTAATGAAGATGCAAAGAAAAAGAAAAAGGAAAGACAAGAAAGGAAAGAAAGATATGATGAAGAAACAGCAGCAACGATGAGAGAGATAGAAGCAGATATTTCTCTTCCAAAAGTTGAGGTTGATGGTAGGAACTCTGCTACCTATAAACACCCATCAGCGTTTGGAATATTGCAAGGAGGTAAAGAAACTAAAATGCATGACGACCACATTAGACATAGAAGAGAAGCTCAGGGTACTATATCACAAGAAAATGCAGAAACATACAAATCATGGTTAAAAGAGAAAGATGCAGTTTCAGGTAAACAGAGTCCAACAAGAAAACCGACTAATAATTACGTATATACAGATGATGACGAATCTTTACCTATGACAAGGCAACACCCAAAGGTAGCCATACCTCGAAAACATAGTCCAGACAACTTTCAATATGCTTGGGAACACACAGAGGGCAATCCTGGATACATGGAAACTATAGACAACTCAGGTAGAGTTAGTGAAGAGCGTAACGCAACTCACGAACGACATAATTTCTTGGATCGTAAGGAGAGAGAGGAAGCAAAAGCAAAAGAACCTAAATATACAATCTCTTACAGTTGGAACAAAGAAACAGATAAAGAAAGTGCAGAGAGAAGAGCAAGAGAATGGAACGAGGAAAGGAAAAAAGCAGAAGAAGACTGTCCATTCTGTGATGATGAGAAAAACCTTAGTAGAGAAGAACGTTGGAAAGACGAAGACAACATGGATGAATATACTGCACTGATGTTAGCTGAACATAAAAAAGATCCAGATGCTTTTCATGCAAATATTGGTTCTGTAACACCAGAAGAGCAAAAAAAAATAAACAGTGCAGCAATGGAATCTGGTAAAGTTGATGACGAGAAATTAAAAGCAGAGATTCAAGATGATGATTGGAGAAAACCAACTGCAACTAAACCACATGAATTTGATCCAAATAGGCATGGTTCTCATGTAAGAAATATTATGTATCCAGAATCAAAAGACGAATGTTCTGTATGTGGAAAAACTGTTGAGGAGCATAAAGGAGCAAAAATTGAAAAACCCACACGAAAACCACATAAATTACAAAATTACAACCCAGATAGTGGCAAGTATGATTATGAAGCAAAAGCAGAAGAAGGTATAGGAGGCATGAATATGGGCAGTCAAAGAGGTCTAGGACATGATGCAGGTTATAAGCAAGATCCTGGTCAATCAGCACAGATAACAGAAGTTATAGAAGAAGAAACAAAAAGTGCCTATCAGACCGATTCACAAGACGAAAGTACTGATGTAGAGCCTAATAAACAACAAATACCAGCATCAAAGCCAGGTACAGATGTATTCAAATTATATAAGAAAGCCTTAATAATCAAGTATAAGAATATATATAAACCCCATAATCTTTAAATAGATTAACTATGGCAGACGAAGAACAAGTTGATCAAGTAGAGATCACTAAATCTGACGAAAGCGAACAAGCTTCTTATGAAAGTACAGTTGCAAAGAGTATTGATACTCTAGCAGATGTAGTTCAATCCATAGCCGAATCACAGCAAGGTGTAGAAAAAGCTATTACCGAAATGCATCAAAGAGTCAAAGCACTCGAAACACCCAGCGATTTACCATTGAGTCCGAAAGGAACTCAAGGTGGAGATGATGTTGGTGCTAAAGTGACTGCTCCAAATGACCCCTACCCAGTAGGAGATCAAGTTGGACTGGATTCTGACAGGAGATCTAAAAATCCCCCAAAGAAAGACCCAGCAGGACTCAAAATGCAGGAAAAACCTGTGCATAAGGCTAGTGAGGAAGAAGATATTGTTGAGAGTTCACAACCAGAAATGGTTATGAAATCACAACATGAGTTCTCTACTGAGACACCAAGACCTGGTAGTGCATTAGAAACAGTTGACAAATCCTTTTCAAAGGATTATAGTCCAATACTGAAAGATGCACGATCTGAAGGTTATGAAGGTCTCAGCAAAGTAGCACAAAACATCCTAAGTGGTAAATATTACAAACCCACACCAGAGGAGGTAGGTCTATAATGGTACAAATTAAAACCATTGACGAACTAGAAGCACTCTATTATGGATATAATAGAAACCTATTGAGAAAGGCAGATGCACCAATCACAACTTCAACAGTTGGCGTTTTCAACGCTATCTATGGAGCATATGCATGGGCTCAGCTCAACTTAGAGGCAAACGCTTTTGGTATCTTACCAAAATATCCTTGGGACAAATCAGGATGGAGGGTCATAACTGCAAAGCCAGTTCTGAATACAACTAATTCTAACACAGTATTAGGTGGTACATCAGAGGGTGGCTTAATTGCACAAACCATCAAACCAACACTTCAAGAAATTGATGTTAGACCAAAGACAGCACAACTGCCTTTCTCAGCATCAGAGGTAATGGAATGGTTAGCAACACATAGTCGTGACGATATTTGGGGTGGACTAGGTTCACTCAGATTGTACATGGCTGTGCAGCACAAAGAATTCCTCAACAGAATGTTACTCGCAGATGTCGAAAAGCAAGCAGCAGATGCAAGTGGAGCTTGGACCGGAACAGCAGACTTTGAGTCTCTAGACCGAATTGTATCAACCAGTGCTGAAGAAGCAGTAACTGGTGGTTCACAAACAGGCAACTACGATCCATGGGCTGCAAACGCAACCATCGACAGAGATAGTGGTACATCTTTCGATTGTACTGTTGAATCTGCTTCAGGTACTATTGGAACAAATGGTGTCCTTACTGACGATACACTAAGAGCTTTCTTACGAAAGATTAGAGTCGCAGCAGGTAAAGACCCAAACGTATTCCTAGGATCTCACGAAGTTTACTCCGAGATACAAGGTCTATACATGCCTTCAGTCCGTATTCCAAACCCATACGGTGAAAGCTTAGTACAGATTGATGTAAACGGTATCCAATCATTTAAGGGTACTGGAGTAGGTATTCATGTAGACTCTATATATGGAATTCCATTCATTCCAAGCAAGGATGCACCAAGCAATGCCTCCGACTCATCAGAGATCGGAAGATTATTTGCATTTGATACATCTGATGCAGAGGGATATGGTTATCCAAGAATCGGAATACAAATTGCAATTCCAACAGAGTATTATGAAGCAACCAGACGTTCACCAGGTTACCCATTCGTCAACAATGCATTTGTTGAGAAAGGAGTATTCAGGACCATGGGTGAAACAGTATGTCGTCACTTCAGATCACAAGGAAAGATTAGAGATATTAAACTCTAGAACACTCACCTTTTTTCTTTTTTTTTTAAACTTTTAAAAATGTTATATAACTTATATAACAAAATATTTATAAGTAGATGGTATATCTCGGATTATGGTACAATTTTATCATGCCGATAAGCTGGCAAAAGCGAGGGATTTGGTAATAATATTCCTATTTGGTTCTATCTTAATAGAAACACTCTCAGGAATTGAATTATTGGGTACTTGGTGGAAGTAATCTTTATAAATCTTGACATATTTGGTAGTATATGGCTTTAACAATCAGCACATCAGATTGGACAAATGCTAATGTTAGAAAGACTTTATCAGTCCAAGCAGCATTGGTATCTAAGCTACGAATATATAGTATCAAAGTCACTTTCGGTGCCTCTGATAACTATGCGACCAACGGAGTGTCTGCTGACCTCAAAGAGGGAAGAATCTCTACACTCGTTGCTGTAATACCAACATACACAGACTCATTAAGAGAAGTAGTATATGACAAGGCAAACGAGAAGATTAAACTCTACGATGTAGGTGGTTCTGCAACAACACCTTTCACAGAAACTCCAAATACAAGCTCAGCTTGTGCATCAAAAATATTCGAGTTTCTAGTCATAGGCTACTAGAGTCCAAAATAGCCCTTTTTTTTTCTTAAAGTTTATATAAGGGAATATATTATATCATTCATGGTAGAACTTAATCATAATGTAGTATCATTCAACTCAGATACTCTCGTAAAAGGAGGTCATGGGGTAGTTGTAGGTGTTTTTGTCACAAAGGTTGGAACTGGATCTAACAAGGTAGAATTTAGAAATGGAACTACAGCAAGTGACCCAATAGAATTTACTATATTCACAGCAGCACAAGGTACTTACTTAGGTATTAATAGAAGATTTGAGGATGGAATATTCGCAGATTGTACAGGAAGTGCTGAAGTTACAGTAGTGTTTAAATAGAAAACTTAAATACAAATCAACTGTATTTTATATATGGCAACTACCTATTGCTCAGTGGAAGACGTAGCAGATTATCTAAGAATACCCATAACAGCTACAACAGTTCCAAATAAGACACAGATAGAGAAGATTATCAACAGGAAAGAGGATGAATTAGACAGGCGTATTGGTCATGCTTGGAGATCAAAGACAGCATATAATGAAAGACATAGACTACCATTGTTATACATATTTGGTTGGGGTACTCCGATATACTTACAACATAGACATATTTATGATTTTGATGCAGCAGAAGGAGATAAGATAGAAATATGGCAGGGTGCTTCTGCAACTTATGATCAGATATTAGGTAATGAACAATGGTATGATATGGATTATGAATATGGTAGATTATATCTTAGAGGATTTATCTTTTCAATTTTAAGGAATAACAGGGTTAGAGTTACTTACAGATATGGTGGAGAAAACTTCGCAGGTGATACTACTATACCAGGAGATATTAAAGACTGTGTAATTAAAATGGTCGCTTTAGAATTTGTAAACACTAGTTTCAGAATGGACAAACTACCAATGGGTTCTGCTGGCGTTGACTACGCTTCATCAAAAAGACAATGGACAGAAGATATTGAGAAGTGTATTGAAAATCGTAGAGAAATATTCCCTATACCATAATGAGTTATTTAATAAAAAATGCTGCTAGAAAACTAGCTGATATTGCTACACAAAAGATGTATGAAGTATTCCTTGAAAAAATGATAGAAAGGGGTTATGACGAAACTAATGTTAAAAAAATTGGTGGAGAAGTCAAACTGGAGGTTGACGATGTTGAAAAAACTGGATATGATGTTGACTTTATTGAAGCAGATACAATGGAAGAATATGCTGAAAAATACATAGATGCAACGATAGACAAACCAAAATATGCTTATGACGAAGATTATAAAACTGAGGATCAGGAAAGAGACCCATCTGATTACAACCAGATGATACCTCCTGGAAGCAGAGTAGATATTGAGGGGTTAAAAGAATGGGTTAGGTCAAGTAAAATAGACAAAGATCCTGCTTTACAGGTAGCGAAACATTCAGTAGATATATGGGTAGGTGGAGATGGTGAAGTTGAAACTGCGTTAGATAGAGCTGTTGATCAAGCAGCATTTAAGGTTGCAAGGAAAATATATTATGTTGGAAGAAAACCACCATATATGACACCGGAAGAATGGGATAATTATATAGTAGGAATGAAACCAATTCCAGGAAGTTATTCTAAAAATGAGTCATGGGGAAACAGGGAATTTCCTTATGGTAATCAGTATAAATACAGAGATGGACCAATTGATGACATTGATACAGCAGACCCAGTCTATAAAGGATGGACTAAAGTAGGACATGAGGATAGAGGAACAGTGGTTTAGATGGGCACAGTAATGTATGATGCATTGAATGATATGCAGACTTTATTAAAGGGTGACTGGGGAACCACGGATACTGCTGGTACGTTTCCAGATATTCAAATCGTATGGGAAAGGAAAGTTGTAGGTTTGGCAAATTATACACAGGACACAATATTATTGACACCAAAAAGGGAAAATGTGGAATACTTTGGATTATACGGATCTGATTTCTTACATCATGTAGATATACAAATTGAACTATGGTCATATATGAATCAGGATAGGCTGGATAATTTGGTGAAGGAAGTTACCAAAATAATCAAAAATAACATAAGACGTACTGATTTTGTGGATTTAGTAATAACAGGTTCTCTCTCTGCAAGTGACACATATAGGAACATTTGGAAGCATATTTTGACAGCAAAATATAGGAAACTAAACCCTACATAATGAATATTTAAATACTAAGTACATAAATAATACATATGGCGACAATCCGAACTGGTGCTAGTGCGTATCTTAAGTACGAATATGAGACATCATATGGCACTGGAGGAACACCAAATAAGAAATTTGGACTACAGGACAGACTGACCAATTGGTCATTAACACATAATAGGATAGATATGCCACAATTAGACCAGACAACTATTGCCAATTTTGCTTATGGACAGCAAAGTGGTAGTTTGTCGGTGGGATGTGTATTAAGCAACCCTTGGATTTTTGAGTCAGTATTTGGACCATCTACACCAGGCTCAGCAACAGATGGAGTATATCCACACACATTTGGTACAACAGCAGGAAATAAGACCATGAATACCCTAGTTGTTGAGGTCGGATATGACGGAGATTCTGCCGATATTGTAAGAACTATGAGAGGCTGTGTTGTTAACTCATTGGGTATTTCAACCTCAATAGGAGCAACAGTTGACTTGAGTGTTGATATGACATACGGAAAAGAGGATGCACCAAACACAACATTAGGAACAGCACCAACAGAACCAACAGAGGCATTTCCATATACATTCGCTCATGGAGTGATAAAGGTAGGTGGAAATACACTTGCACAGGTTCAAGATGTAGATATAACATTTGCACAAAACCCATCATTGCTTTATGGAATAGGAAACAACCAGGCAGTAAGTTCATACAGACAGGTATTTGACATGACAGGAAGATTTAGAGCAGCATTCTTAAATAAGAACTTATTAGAGGGTACATTAGCACAAATAGCGAAAAACACTTCAACAACATATGAAGAAACAATCGGTGGTTCACCAGAATTTGAATTAACATTCCAAAGCACTGCATCATCCACTCAGAACGAAATAAAGATAACAGGAACAGGTCTAGCACCAACAGATCTTAATATTTCAGGAATAGAACCAGTTGAGCCAATATTTGAAGAAATAAACTGGAGAATAAAATCAGCTACCATAGTGGCAAAGAACACACAGTCGGTAGCAGAGTAAGACTTTTATAACAGATCATTAATATTATTATTAATGGCTATTAAGACCTTTGAGATAGACTATGAGGGGGAAAAACACTCCATAGATTATGAAGATGATCTTACTTTTGGTGAATTAGAAAGTGTGGTAAACCAAAGCGTAGACCTAGCAGATGTCACAAAACCTAAAGTAGATCTTCCAAGATATAGAATAAATATCCTTACAACTGTAATAAGAAAAGCACCTTTTCCAATAAAAGATGTAGGTGCTATCAGAAACCTAAAGGCTAAAGTAGTAAAACAGATCATCTCGGAGGTGATGAAAGACTACCCTTTAATGCAATTTTTGGAGGACTGGATGGTAACATTCGTAGGCACACAGGAAGCAACGAATTTACATACGGAGTCTATTACTTCCTTGCCGAAAGTTTCGGATGGGACAAGCACCAAGTAGACATATTACCGTCAAAGTATATCAAAGGTTTGTTATGGATGAATAAGAAACAGGCTGATGAATTAAAGAAAGAAGAGTTTAAGGGATCCTCAAGGATAGGAAACGCTGGAATACCTCGTAATGTAGGCAGGCAATTTAAGAAAACTTTTAAGTAGATAGCCTCATATAAATCATATGGTAGAAACCACAGAAAAAGAATTTACTAAGGCAATACAGGAGTTATTCAAGGAGTGGGAAAAAACCAAGGATAAAGAAACACTTAGAATTATTAATTCTTTGCAAAAATCAAAGAGGTCACTCCAAAGTAGTAAAATGCAAGATCGACTACAACAACAGGTTCGTGGTAACATAGAAAGAAGGGCTGAGCTTCAAAAAGGTACTAGTGCACAATTTCCAAATATTGCACAGATAATGACTGGTGGGGCACCAAGCCCTGTTAGTTTAATGGGACGAATGCAACGACAGGCATCAAAACCGTTTAAGCGTGTTTGGGATTATCAACAATCTGGAGAATCGATGAAGGAATTAGGAGCTAAGTGGATAAAAGGTGGACGAAAGGACGATGAGATGAGGAATGAATTAGAAAAAATGGGAGCAGAGCACTCAGGAAAAGGAAAGAGAGCTGAAGCAGGATTCGGTAAGAACCTAATGGGAAAGAAGATGCAAGGCATGATAGGCAAGGTTGGAAAGTTTATGGAATCAAGCAAAGGACAGGGATTGATGGCTGGTGGAATGATGGGAGCTTCAATACTTACAATGATTATAAAGAAAGCAATGGAGGCTTCTCCAATGTTACAACAAATGTTAAAAATAATGAATGTCGCTATGACATTATTCTTAAGACCAATAGGTGACTTTATAGGTGGTATGTTAAAGCCAATTATGTTATTTTTCCTAAGAGAAGTGGCAGTTCCAATGTTAAGAAAAGGAAAGGATATGATAAAAATAGGAGAACAGTTTGGAAAAGGAGCATTAGGATTCATGTTAAAACCAATAGAAACTATACGAGAGGCATTGAATCCTTTTTCATCATCATTTGATGGAATAAAAGAATGGATGACTGAACAGAAATTAAGGGGTCTTGCAGCCGAAATGGAGGGTAGGGAATTACTAACTGTACTTAATATTATAAAGAATAAAGCAGCAGAAGATAAAACTGTTGGGGCAGATCCATTCACAGGTGCTCCGGGATATACAACAACTCATGCAAAAGATTATAATGATCTTAAGAATTTGTTTGGTGGTCCAGAGGGTTTTCTGACACAGTTTGAGAATATAATGTATCAAGGTCAAGCACATGGAGGACGTATGTCATATGAATATGCCAGTGGATACTTTGATAATATGAAAGATGGAGGAGGTGTAGCAGCAGGAATGGGTGGTGGAACAGGATTTATGGCAGAAGTAGCACCAGTATTTACAGAAATATCAACAGAGGGAAGTAAAGTTACCACAGCATTTGTAAGTCTTAGTGAATCAGCAAACTGGGTAGCACAACAATATAGATTAAAAGCTATGGAGGGTGGAATGACTGATGAACAAATAGCAGCATCTAAGGCTCTCTTTGATGAGTTTAGAAAATCCTCCCTGGCTGGAATGATGGGAAATGAACAAACATTGCTTTGGAATGAATTCCAAGAAAAACTTCAGACAATATTATATCCAGTAGAGAAAGCAGAGAAAGAGTTATCTGGCACTGTGACTCATATCGCAAGAGGATCAAGAACAATAGAAGAATTATTTAAACAAATTGAAGGAGATTTCTTTGCAAACAGAAACACCAGTGAACATATAACAACAGATTTTATAGGTATGGCAGATTTAACCTTACAAGGTTATAAAAAGGTACAGGCGTTACTCGCACAATTAGCAGCAGCCGGTAATAGATATTATAATTCTAGAAATATAATGGTAGGCAGAGGTGGAGGATTAGCTACCTGGACAAGAGTAGGAGAGGGAAAGTGGAAAAGTCCACAGAATTTACCCTTGTCAAGCCAAGCAGCAGCATATTATAAAAATTTAGGTGTTAATGTTCGTCAATTTGCACACGGTGGTGTTATAGGTGAGCATATATGGGGTATAGGAGAAAGTGGAAAAGCATATGAGTTTGGAGAAAAGGGAAGTGAATTAGTAACCCCACTTAATAAGGCTAAAGAGGTTGGTAATACTATTGCAAACATTACTGTTAACATAGATAAGGTAGCAAGTGATGTAGATTTGGAACAAATAAAACCCATTGTTGAAAGGGCATTACATGAAGTACACTCAAGGAGGGGAATGATATAGCCGACATAGTAATAAAATGTGTTAAACCATCTACAGGTGAGTTTGGTAATCTCAGGTTTACATATACCATAAAAAACTTGGACTCTGTAAGCATAGACCTTTCATCACCGGTTAGTGCAATGGCGTTACCACAGGCTATACTTGGGGATGCAAGTAATGTATTGGTAAAGGCAGAGGGTAATACAATGAGATTTTCAGTTTCATGGGTTCTACATGATGAGGATTCATCTGTGGTGACATCTTATAATCCTGGTGGTGGAACTATTGATACAAGCAAATACTCTGGTGGTTCTGTCGATACAGCAGATGAACAGGCTAGATTTTTAACTGAAGAATTTCAGTTAAAAGGTGTAGAGTATCAATATTGGATAGACATAGGTGATAGTAATATTAGCAGATTTGGACTTATAGAAAGATTACAACTTATAAAAACCGGATCAACACCCGTTACATGGAAAGCTACACTACAATTCATTGCAGGAGAAGTAGTTACAATACAGAATTAAGATGGCTAGAGCAAAATTATTTATTAACGGAACTGCAAAAACTATAATCAATTCTATCCTGCAAAAACAGGGAGAACGTTTAATAGACTCGTTAAATTTAATAGTTGCTGCCAACGTTGGTGTGGAAGTAAATGATAAGGTACTATACATTCAGGATTTTCTTGATGTGTATAATCTGAGTGCAGTATATAACTTCCAAAACACTGTAAAAGACGAGAGTGGCAACTCAAATCATGGAACTGCAACTGATATTCTGTATGGATCTGATAGTTGGGATGGATACTCTGGAATTTTTAACGGAACTTCAAGTAAGGTGACAATACCAGATGATAACAGTATAGATCTTTCTGGTGAATTTCATATTTATATTTGGGCAAAATGGACTGTCACGTCTTCTGGTTCCCTGTTTTCAAGAAGTCCGTTTAAGATAAATGTAAATGCTACCACAGCCGGTGATGTTAAAGTTATTCTAAACACTGATACAATCACCAGTTCTACTGCTGGGTATAATGATGACAATTGGCATTTAATAGAGATAAAAAGAGACGCTGATAATCTTGTAACTTTAAGCATAGATGACACATCAAAGGGAACTGTCACTTCGTCAGTAGATTTGTCAAACACAACCTCGTATGAAATAGGTCATGAGGCAACTGCTGGTTATTTTGCTGGAGAAATCTCAAGATTAAGGGTTTATAAGGGAGATACGTTATCAAGTGAAGATTCTACAAAAATATATGAAAAAAGAAATCCGAGAACCACATTAAAATTTGGTGGATATGTAACAAAAATAGAGAATATTTTATCACAAAAGAATATAATAGCACATAGTTTTGGAAAAATTCTTGGTGAAACAGAAGTAAGGTCAACAGTTTATGATGACAGGACACCAGAATATATAGTAGAAAATTTAATTACAACCAACACATCGTTTTCTTTTAATTCAGGTGGATTTACAACTGGTCTTACAATGACAAGATATACAGCAGATGGAAAACTTATAGATATTATAAGGGACCTTTCTACATTTACAAATTACACGTTTTTCACTACGGGTTTAGAGGAATTTTTCTTTGTTCCAAAGAGTTTTACTGAGACAACAATTACACTTACTCATGGAACTGATGGTGTAATAAACAAGAGTGGTTTTGATGACAGTGAAATAGTGAACGACCTTACCGTGTTGGGTGAAAACAAAAAATATGAAACAACAGAACTTTTTAGTGGGAATGGAACAACAAAAGAGTTCATATTAGTACGTAATGCAGTGTCAATAAAGGTATCAGTTGGAGGAAGTGAGAAAAAAGGCGAAGAGGATTATGAGTTAGATTCATTAGGAAGAACTATAACATTTGAAACAGCTCCAGCTTCAGGTACAGATAATATAAGCGTTGAGTACGAGTTTGAACTTCCGTTGTATTTAAGAGGACAGAGGCAGTCAAGTATAACTACATATGGTGTTCATGCAAAAAGAGTAAATATGCCTTGGATAAATAACAGAACTGACGGTATAAGATTTTTAAACTCTTATTTAAACAGGTATAAGGATATAACAGAGAAGATAAAGATAGAATTAGGGTATATGTTTAATGGAGTAGAAGAAGGTGATATAATACAGGTAATAAATACTTTAAAAGACATAAATGGTGATTTTATGGTTAAAAGTATAGAATGGGGATACCCATCAATGACAACAACTATAGATGTTGGAGAATATTACTTTGGATATTTTGAGTCCGATAAACAAATAGTTCAAAAACTTCATGATTTAGAAGGTGTTTTAACAACATCAAAATCACTGATAGATTTCGAGTCTCCAGAAGATGTTTTAATATTGACAGAAAATGTATATCAGACTGTTATAGAGAATTTTACAGAAAGTTTAAGTATTACAGAGTCAGACAATATATATGATTTACAGGTTGCTACATGGGGTTCATCTAATTATAGTTCAAGGGGGGTTGGAGTAACTCCACAAGGAAAGGTGTATACAAGTGGTTAAAGAACCAACACCCCTTAATGGTCATGTTCACATAAAGGTGTGGGAAAAACAGGCAGATGGAACTGAAAAAGTTGTAAAGGATGATCTTATAAAAAATCTAGTTGTTACAGCAGGAAAGGATTCATTAATGAAATTCATATCAAATATATCAGGAGTTGGAATTATTCAGGATATTGGAGTTGGAGATTCTACCACGGCAGCAGCAGTTGGTCAGACTGATTTACAAGCATCTTCTAACTATCTTTGGAAACCCATTCAAACGGAAGACCGTATATTTTTAACACCGACACTTTACCTTAGTGTTGATTTTGGTTATTCAGAGGCTAATTTTACATGGAATGAATTGGGATTAAGAGATACCCAGAACGGAAATGAAGAGATTATTTTATATTTAAATACTACTAAACAAACTACAGGACCATCACCAACTCTATTGGCTAGGCAGGTTGATGCATCACCACTGGTAAAGACATCAAGTAAGAGGGCGATAGTTGAATGGCAACTGAGTCTGTGAGGTATATGAATGACAAGAATACTCATTCCACGATCTGATTCGGTTTCAGCAAAGATAATAGAACCATCTGATTTTGAAAATCTTTGGAGTTCAGATATATTAAGGGATTATAAACATAGTGGATTTACCATGACAGCAGGTTCTGGTTTGACAGTAAATATGGCTGTTGGAAAAGCAAGGGTAAAAGGTCTGTTTATTGAAAGTACAGCGATAGAAAATGTTGCATCTTTGACAGCAAGTACGACAAATTATATCTATATTACTCTGGCTAGGGATGGAAATTCTGAGGCAGAATCATGGAGTTTTACAAAAAACACATCAGGAACAACACCAACTGATTCTTTCTTTATAGGAAAGGCAGTTACAGGAGGGAGTACGGTTTCAAGTGTTTCTCAAGCTGGTGTCATATCAAAACCTGAACTTGTAAGGAGAAACCCAGACGTATATTTTGGTGACGGCTCTGACGGTGCTGTAACAATATCAACAAACACATCTTTGGATTCAACTAAACAATACACAGATTTAACAATTAACGCTGGAATAACATTATCGCCTACAGCAAACGAAAATTCAACCATAGTTTTATTTTGTACTGGTACATTTACATTAAATGGAACTATTAACACAAGTGGTAAGGGTGGAGCAGGTGGAATAGGTGGTCAAGTATCAACCAAAAACGGGAGATCACATGCACATAGTCAAACACATGAAGCCGGAAGAGAGGGATATGCCGGACAGCCCGGTGTGCAAGGATTTGGTGGAACTGTTAATTCTGGCAGTGGAGCTGGTGGAGCAGGTGGAACAGGAGAGGCAAGTGCTGGAGGTTCAGGATATGGTTATCCTTCGATTCCCGGAGTAAAAAATGTACCATATATGAGTAGAAATGTAGCATATTCAGTAGCGACTTCAGCATTACCAGTTTTTGGTTCCGGTGGTTCTGGTGGTTCCGGAGCCGGAGGAGGAGGTGGAGCAAATTACAGCCTGACTCAACCCGGTGATGGTACAATAGGTGGAATTGGTGGAGCTGGTGGTGACGGTGGAGGAGGAGTTATAATATGTGCAAAAACAATCATACTTGCTTCTGGTTCTACAATAAATACAAGTGGATCTGCTGGTTCTAATGGTGTTGATTCTGCTGCTCCTGCTGCTGTTACAACTCCCGGTGGACAAGGAGGAGGAGGTGGAGCCGGAGGTGGTGGTGAAGCTGGAAGTATAATTCTTTTATATGAATCTTTGACCAATAATGGTACAATAACAAAAACTGGTGGAGCCGGAGGTACTGGTGCAGGAAGTGGTTCACGAGTAGGAGGTAATGGTGCAACAGGTTCAGACGGTCAATTAACACAAGTAGTGGTATATTAAACGAGAATACTTAAATAGTAAATTATATTAGATTTAATATGGATATTTACGAAAGTAACAAACCTGTTGGTAATCAAATCAACCCAGATTTAAACATATGTATCGTAAAAGAGAATACAACCACTGGACAAAAAACTTGGCTTTATACTCATAATATTGTAACTAATGATGGAGATTTATACTATGCACAACAAGCTGTCGAGGCTACACCAACTTCTGACTTTGGTGGGTCATCAGGCAGAATGGAGTTGAGGACTGGCTCAGCAACTCCAGCAAAAGCTCATGTTTATTCGGATGTAACCACACCTGTAACAGCTTCAAGAAAGGCTATAGATTCTGGTTATCCAAAAGTTAATGATGATGACTCTGACAATACAGGATCTGGTACAGATATTGCAACTTGGAGAACAAGTTGGACAACTAGTGATTTTAACGCTACAGCCATTCTAGGTGGATGTATTCATGTAGGAGGAGCAAGTCCAGCAAGTGGAACAAAACTATTGACACATTTTAGCATCACAAGCTTCAACAAGACAAGCAGTGACACGTTAAAAATATTCGTAAATCATACTTTTAACGGCACATAAAATGGGTAAGCCCATAACAATGAAGTTTCTCTTCAGGTTATTGGAAAAATTAAACCATACTCCACAAGAGAGCCTAAACGCCAAAATTAAAATGGCAGAAGATGTGGTGATAAAACTTGGCTAGAAAAGCAATTTATCAACACGCAACACAGGTTAATACCAGTTCATATCCAGATGATGGAAGTAGTCCAATAGGTTCAAACGAATGGAATGAAGCACCTGATCCACAGGGAATGATTGGAAATACTCCTGCAACTTCTACAATAACCATAGCGAGTGGAGTGTTAACACCAACTGATTCAGTTACAGTGGCAGCAGCCGAATCAGGTACAACCGACACATTAGACAAACTGGCTATAACAAACACTAATCAATATGATTTAATTTATTTATTCGCAGATACAGGAGATACAATAACATTAACTCATACTTCAAGCCCATCAGCAGATGGTCATATATCCACAATAAGTGGAGCCAATGAAACATTATCAACCACAGTACCAACAATACTAATCAGAAAAGGAACTTATTGGTATGGATATGGTGGTGGTGCAGTAACAACTCCTACTGATATTACAGTAGCAGATGAATCAAGTGATACAACATGTTTTCCATTATTCGTAACAGCAGCAACTGGTGACTTAGAACCAAAGTCTGGAAGTAATTTAACATTTAATTCAAATACAGGTCTGTTAACATCAACATTACTTGCAGGAGCATTAACTGGAAATGTAACAGGAGACGTAAGTGGAAGTTCAGGAAGTTGTACAGGAAATGCAGCAACAGTTACAACTAATGCAAATCTTACAGGTGAAGTCACTTCAGTAGGTAACGCAACAACAATAGCAGCCAATATAGTTGATGAAGCAAATCTTAAAGTTAGCAATGCTCCAACAAACGGTTATATGTTAACTGCACAATCAGGTAATACTGGAGGTTTAACCTGGGCAAGTGCAGGAGGAGGTGCTCATACCGAACAGGGATGGGATGTTTATACTACACATACAGGTACAACAACAGCATCTGATGGTACAGCATATATGTTTGCCAGAAAGATTGATTCGAATAATGATGGACTCTACATAATGCTTTGGAAGAACGGAGCAAGTACAGAAGTCCAGATAGCATAGGTATTACCTATGGCAATAACTTATCTTAGTGGAGAAAGGATTCAGGGAAGTAGTACAGGAGCAAAAACACCAACACTTTCTTTTGATTTATCTAGTGCTTCTGGTTGGACACAATCAGGAAATAACAGTCATTCTGTTGATACAACAAACAGTCAAATAGATTGGGATGCTACAGCAGGTGGTCAAGCTCAACTTTATTATGATATTGGATCAGGAAATATTAGTGATACTGCGTGGGTTTTAAGATTCAAATTTACAACTACTGCATCTGCTTCAGGTTCAGGTAGTTCAACCCACTTTGGTATTGGTCTTACTAACTCAACAGCAGGTTATGGAACAAACCAAAACCATGTCACATTTACTGCATCAACAGGTAATTCAGGAAATCAGAAATACCAAACTTGTATCGGTGTAGATGAATCAAACAATAACGATGGTCAATTTGTTGATACAAATAAAGATGCATTTAGTAGAACATACCCAGCTAATGAAACAGTTTGGATAGAGATGAAAAGAACATCAGCAACTTCCTTAACAACAACCATATACACAGATGAATTTGTAACGTCAGCAGAGTCTAGGACAAGATCATTACACGCCAATACAGGATCAAGTATGAGGTATTTGATGTGTAGTGGTAGAGATCAAGGTGCTGATAATCTAGAGGGAACAATAGAAGATATAAAATTTTATAATAGTGTTACAAGTGCAATAACAGATGAAAAAACAACAATAACAAACGTACCAACAGGTACAAGATTTGAAGAAATAGATACGAGAAAAATATTTAGATTTGGTGGTGCAAGTGATACTTTTGGTTCAACAGCAGATGCAGTAACAGTAGCAGGTGTAACATTATCTACAGCAGATAAAAAACTAGGAACAGGTAGTTTAGATTATGATGGTGCTAGTGGAACAAAAATAAGATTGGGTGTGGTTCAAGCATTACCAGCAGGAACAGCAGATTACACATATGCATTTTGGGTTAAGTTTGATAATACAAGTGGTGATAGCCAAGTATTCAAGGCACAAGACGGTGTAGAAACTTACATAAATTCAGGCGATCTTAAATTTAAAACAAGTGGTGGTTACACTACATTAATTTCAAGTGTATCAACAGGCACATGGTATCATATTATAATTGAAAATTCAGGTGGAACTACCTATGGATATTATAACGGTGGTAATGTTCAAAGTGCATCATCAGCAACAATAGGTTCATCCAATCTTAACGAATGGTATATAGGTGGCAAAGATTCTGGTTCTGAAGCACATGATGGACATATTGATGATTTTGCTATTTGGCATAGGGCTTTAACAAGTGCAGAACGAACAGCATTATACAATAGTGGTAATGGTGCAGTAGCAACGTCAATAGATACTACTGGTTTAAAATATTATTTGAACTGTGATTCAATAGTTGGTAAAAATAATGCTTTTGCTTGGAAAGAAAGAGGTACGGCAGCATAATGGCAATTAAATATCTCGATGCTAAAAGGATTCAGGGAAGTAGTACAGGTGCAAACACAACTGTTACAATAACAGATGCAGGTGGTGAAGAAGATGCAATTAGAAATGGTGATGTGACAATAGCTGGACAAAGGTTTCAAACAGGTCATACGTTAATTGGAAAAACAATAAAATCATTTACAGTTTATTTGAAAAAACAAGGATCACCAACAGGTAATTTAGAAGCAAAGATTATAAATTCTAGTAATACTGAAAAGGCAAGTTTTGGTACGTTAGATGTTTCTACATTAACTACTTCATTTGTCCAAAAAACATTTACTTTCGTGTCAGCTACAACTAATAACATCATTGATGCAGATGATAGAATTTCACTTCATTACAGTGGTGGTAGCAGTGGTAATGCTACTCGTGTAGAATTGTGTAGTAGTTGTGATATTGATTATACAAATGAGGGATATTACATAAGCAGTTGGGCAGAACGAACAGGTAGCATGAGAATGACAGTTACATACGGTTCGCCTGATAAAGCAACATTACTTACAGAAGTATATCCAGATGGATTTGGTTCTAGTGCAGATGGTACATTAACAGGCGTGACACTAAACGAATCAGTTGAAAAACTTGGTACAGGTTGCTTAGACTTTGCAGGTGGTGGGGGTGATGATCTTGAAACAGGTGCG